AAGTATGTATGTGCTTGTGTTTCCGAGGGTATATACGTAGGGTTTAAAATGGATAGGTCGCACAAGCTTTTAATAGGAAAATAATATAATGCTGTCTTCTTATCACGCACCCACACCTTATCTATTTTTTGTAGTAACGCGTCTATAGTTGTCTTATTAAGCGAGGATGTCTCGCTATGGTCAACGCATAACATATAACCCTTTGTGTCGTTAAACGGTCTTATATACACTAAAGACACGTCGTTTAAAGCAGGATGTATGTTATCGTGTAGTGGAATTATCTCAACAAACGCTTCCGTTATTGTTTTATGAGTTAAATACTCAAGTGATTCTTCCGTTTCTATTATCCAAAACATAACCTTGATTTACTCCGTTAATATACGAACCAGATGTTGTATTTCCAAGTTGATTATAATATTTTGTAAAATTAAACCTTAAATAATCAGCTAGTCTTGGAAATTTTGATTGAAACGAAGTTAATTCAACTATATTACGGTTTGTTTTTTCTACTTGATCTATATTACCTGTTAACTGCCAAGGTATTTCAAATGGTTGGTATAATGGCCAAGCTATTTGAACGTCTTTAGCTACTAATTTATCATAAGTAGATTTATCGGTTTCGATATATAGTATTTCGTTTGTTTTTTTACAAAAATATCTTCTAAATTCCCCGTTTTGATAATCTTGTTGTGTAGGTAAAACTGGGTTATATATAGGGATGTAAGTTATAGTTGTTGGATTAATAGTATTATATTCGTAAACTGTGGTTGATTCCTCGTTTAACAAGGTAATAGGAGTATTTGGTGGAAATAAATCTAGATTAATTCCATCATAGAAAAATTGTATTAAACGTTCATTAGGTCTATCGTCTTGGTTTCGGCCAGTAAAATATTCTCCTTTTGATGTTTTAAAATAATATCCAGAATAAAATAAACCACTGTCCTCATAGACAAATTCATTACCATTGGTATATAAATTAGGGGTTATTTGGGATTTAGGATAATACATTTTATGCTGTTATAAATTTCTGTTTAGCTGTTATTGGTTTTCCTTTAGTAGGGAAATAAGCATTTAAGTTTGAAGATTGAGTAGTTGTATCAAATCCTCGTTCTGCTGCCCTGATTTGGTAATGTAAGTGGTATGCTCCGGGACTGTCTTTATCTCCTGATGTTCCGATTTGTTGTCCTACTATTACTTTTTGTCCTACTTTTACTGTTGCTGTGTCTAAATGACCATAAATAATCCAACGTCCATTTTGCGATGCTAAAGATGGGTTATTGTAAAATAAAGGATCGATTTTAATATAAACAGCTTGGTTACCATATCCTGGTGCTCCAATTCTAGCTATTACACCATCTGTTGAACTGTATACAGGTGTTCCTTTTGTTACTCCAATATCTATAGCTCTATGTTGGTCACTTCCTTTAACACCTCCAGCAATAGGTGCTCTTACCGCTATTTTGCTTGTTACAATTCCTGTTACAGGATATACAAACTTAGAAAAATTTAATAAATTATCATCTTGTACATTGTTAGGTATAGCTCCTGTAGGTAAAGCAGCAACTGCTGCTGTACCTCTTGAGGCCGCTCTTCCTGATGCCTCTGCTACTGTACTTTTACCAATAGTTGAACCAAATGGATTTTTAGGAATAGCTATAGATTCAATAGTAGTTACCCAATCATTACTTTGAATAGTATGAGTTACACCTTTGATTAAAAATTCTAAAGATGTAGGATAATTTGAAGGTAAGAAATCTGATGGAATAGTGTACTTTTGGTAAACTTTCATTCCCGACAGTCCATCTATAGTTAAAGATAAATCAAATGGTAAAAATCCTCCATTTGGTGAGGCAGCATTTTTATCTGTTTTTTCGGCCTCTTGGGTTTGTTTTACTTGATCATATTCATAAAAAGTTACTGCTGTATTTTTAAAAGCAGTAATAGCCTCTTGATTATATTTAGGACGTACTAAACCATTTCGAGAACCAATTTCACCAATAAATACTTGAAACGAATCTAGTGCCTCGTTATATTTTTCATCAAGTGATTTTTTACTTGCTTTTTCTTTAGCATCATCCTCTTTAGTTGAATCCGGTGTATTAATAGTTTCTTTAAATCTATCTTTTAAACCTGCATTCATTCTAGATAATGCTGTTGAATCTTGCCCTACAACATATCCATTAGCTGTAGATCCTACGGTTATCATAGTAGCTAAATTGGGAGGAATTGTAGTTGTAAAATTTATATCTCTAACAAATCCTGCTTGTGATGTACCATTATTGTTATAGTAATATCCATAAACATCAAACACAGCAGTACTAGTAGGTTTTTTAAGGTTTTCTAAAATGGATTTAGCATCGGGAAGTACAACCTGGTCTACTATTTTTATTTCGTTAGTTATTTCATCAATTGCAGGTTCTAATTTATTGAAACTACCTGTGGATTCATTCCAACCCTTACATAAACTTTCTATTAAATTAAATAATGAAACTTTACCTTCAGCATCTTTTAAATCTTTTAATCTTTCTAAAATGTAGGTCATATTGAAATAAGCATTCATTATATACCCATATCTATTTTCATTAATAAAAAACTGAAATTCATCTGCTGTATCAGCAAATTGAGAGTGTCCACCGCTAGGAAAATTAAATCTTACTTTAAATAAACATACTCCTGGGTCTGAGCTTATTTGTCTGCCTAATAAGTAAATAATGTTTGATTTAACATCGTTATCTACTTTTAATAAAGCAACATCCTTATTATCAACATAAGGTATTACATATTTTTTTAACCATCCTAAAAAGTAACCAAATCTAACATAATATTGGGTTCCACCTTTACCAGCATAAACTTGTTTAAAATATACTACACTTTCTCCTTCAACTCCTGTTAATTCAGTATCTGTACTAGATAAAGTAGCTAGTCCTGATGGTAAAACTGGTAGTTTAGATAATTTTTGTTGACTTAGGTAGAATTCTCTTCCTATTTGGTGAGCATTAACAAAATCCTTAATTACATCCTCAGAAGAGGGAGCAGCTGTATTTGAGGGGGTAGTTTCGGTTATTGAATTTGAAATAGGTAATTTAATTTTAGTTGAAGCACTTGGTAACAAAGCATTTGCTTTTAAAGACTCAATAACATCACCTAAACTTCTTAGGGTTAAAGTAATTTCATAAGTACCATCTTTAGTAAAATTCCAAGTAAAATTAACTACTTTACCTATAATAGCATCATAATTACCTTTAGATGCTAATCTTCTTTCTTGAATAGTTTTTAATATATCGTTATATTTTAGTTTACCTAACAAAAAGTCATCAGCTAAACTATAAGGATTATCATTAATATAAGTACCATCATTATCAAAATAAGAACTCCATCCCCATTCTAATAAAACACTATATCCTAAACGAAGATATAAAATATCAATAATATCAAACTGTTGTCTGTTGTTTGCTTGGATTTGAATAGTTGCTGTTTTTAATGAACCACGTGTTTCTGTTTTAACAGAGGCTGATTTTATACCTGGCATTGGTCTTAGTCCAAAATCTAATCCTCCAACACCATAAGCGTATTTAGTATGCATTACATTACTTGTAGCTACACCTGATTTTTGGTATGTTTCTTGTCCACCTGTATTAGGGGATTCATTAGAGGTACCATTAAATAAAACATATTGTTTAGCTAATTCGGCTCCTGATAATCCTATACCTCTAGGTGCCTCGCCTTCAATATCAACAGAGGATACTAATTTAGCCCATCCGGTTTTTGTATTTAAATATGCTAATTGTTCATTAGTTCTGTTTATAGAACCTATAACCTTTTGACGAGCATTAATTTGTCCTATAATTTCTTCTGGAAAACCTTCTCCTACTATGTTCATTGTTAGGCATTTATTACATTAAAATTTCTTATAACAGCATTATAATTAGCAGGGATTCTGATTTGAATACCCTGAGGTATTACTAGTGAGTTCTGTGGTAAATCGGCTTGTGTTGATGTTCCTGCACCTCCTGTATTAGCTACAGAAATAACCCACCATAAAGAGCTATCACTATAATATTGTTGAGCTAAAACATCAAATCGATCTCCTTGAGTAGTATAAACATACACATCATTTTCTGATAAAGGAACCTCAGGGTAACGAGATGTTCGGTACGCTAAATTTCCGTTTATTTTTTCTTTTGGTATGTTTTGATATCTATTCATTATTGTGCTTGTGTTATAGGAGCAGTACTTGTGTTATCTAAATTATAATTACTTTGGTCTATATTTTCTCCATTAGCTAAAGCAATAAATCTTTGATCTCCACTACTTTCAACAAAACCTTTACCGTCAGCACCAAATGTTAACTGTTGTTTTTTAGGAATAAATCTATGAATTGGTGTAAAGCTAAATCCTGTTACTTTAATGATATGAGGTAATTCTTTAACTGTTCCGTCTGTTCCTTGACCTTTATCATTAATAGCTATTTCCCAATTACTTTCACTCATATCGAAGGTTAAACCAGTTATAAAACCGGGTTGTTCATACAAATATCCTCCAATTGTTAATTGTACTAAATTACCTCTCATATAACCATTTGAGCTGTAGTCAGGGGCTAGTAATGAGGCAAGATAATTTAATTTTTTATACATTGGAATAAGTTCCTGTTTTGATTGAGCTGCTACAGTCCAACCTAATGAAATTTGTCTAGTAAACCCACCATAAGTAAAGAATTGTTCTCCTCTTCCCAAATATTGAATTCCATTCCAGTTAGCACTATAAGAATCAGACATTGAATCTAAAAATGCTCTAAAATGCATAAACGTTTTAAATGAAGGATTGTTATTATCAATAGCAGCTATCCTAAATTTTACTAAATCATTTACTATAGGGTCTTGAGCTACTGCTAGGCTTCTATAAATTGGTAAAGAATTAATTTTATCTAAACCAACTGGAGTTTGTCCTATGCCTTTAACACTAGCATTACTATAATAAGAAGCATTAGTTGCTAAATTAACTACACCATCAACATAAGAAACATAGCTTTTATTAGCACGTTGTCCTGGATCTCCTAGGTTAACTCGTTTTTCTATATTACCTGCATTCTCACCTGAGTAGTTCAAGGCATCAGGAGTTGCTCCTGATTCAGCGGCTGCTTTACCTTGGGCTGTATTAATACCTAATTTAGCTCTTAATTTTTTTCTAAAATCTTGAATTCTAGGTGATCCTGAGAATTTACCTGAGTTTACTTCCTCTTGAATTAAATCCTCTTGATTATAAGTAAACGTATTATTTTCATATATTAAAGGACTATTTTTAGGCCATGTATTCCCCTCAATAGCAGGTTCATAAACACTAAAATTGTAGTATCCTTGTCCTAACTGTCCTAGTTCATTATATGGGTTACTAAAAGTATCGTTTGTAAGTCTTATATATTTACCTGATACTCCTGAAATATTTTTAGGGTCAGTACTATTAATTGTTTGTAAATATAATCCTGGTTCTGCTACTTTTTTATATGAACCATAAAAATAACTTGGGTTTGTTACAGCTAGTGGGTTTTGAGCACCTGTTCTTTGATTTGGTGAAGCAAATCTAATGTTTGTTTGGCCTTTACCGTTTATAGAGTTAGGACCACCATCATAAGATAAAACATTAGGCCCTACATTTAAATTAAAACCAGAAAAATTCCAGTTATTAATAGATCTGTCACGTGTTATAGCATCATATAAACTAACTAACCTATTATTTTCTGGTAGTTGGGTTGATGGGACTCTTGTTTGGTATAAGTTTATGTTATTAGCATATGCTCCTGTTTCGGCAAATGGGTTAGTGCCTTGTTTGTTTAAATGGCCACCAAACGCTATTAAACCGGCTTCTGCTAACGTATTTAATGGTGAATAAACACCATTATTCATTACTCCACTAGTTTGTGTTCTAACGGAGGTTTGAGATAATAATTGTTGTTTAGCTACAAAAAGGATACCATTTGGTGATTTAGTATCTATAAACATTTTACCTAAACGTTTAATATCCTCTAAAGAATCTAAAGCAGCGTTAATACCTCCCCTTAATAAAAAATCTGTTGTTCCTATATAGGGAGAAATATCATCAGGGATAGGAGTAGTAATATATGGTTGTCCACTATTACCTCCGTAAACCCTGTCATTCCCATATCTTAGGGACTTAAGATCCGTTTTAAGGTCAATTAAACCCATTTTTATTTAGGTAAGTTGTCTAAGTAAGGTAATTTTCCTGTTACTTTAGGTGCTAATCCATTTAAATCTAATTGAGAAATAGCTAAATCGTTTTCGTAGTTAGACTTTTTATCGTAAACTAAAGGTTGTTTACCATCTAAATCTAATTGAGACGTAGCTAAACCAACAACATAGTTTGATTTTTTATCATAAGCTAAAGGTTGTTTACCTTCTAAATCTAATTGAGACGTAGCTAATCCTTTTTGATACTGAGAAGTACCATCATATTTAGCTGGTGTTTTTCCATCAAATGAAGTTAATTGTGAACCTGCTGTTTGTAATTTATCTAATAATCCCATAGTTGTATTTTGTTATAAATATTAAAATTATTGAACTTTATAAGTGCTTACGTTCATTGCTGTACCTACTTTAGTTCCGTCTAAGTATATATTACCTCCAGATTTAACAACTGAAATAAGTTCATCTAATTTGGCATAAAATTTATCAAGAGGAATTACTGCTTCTGCTCCTGCTTCACCTATTAAAGCTCGTGTTGGACGACTAACAATTCCTCCTACAGCCATTTCTGGTTCATCGCCTCCAAAATAAGACATACCCCCACCAATTAACCCTCCTAAAACACCACCAATAGCTGTACCTACTCCAGGAATAATAGAACCTATTAAAGCACCTGTTCCAGCTCCTGACAGGGCACCACTAGTAACATCTAATCCTTTACCTAAGCCTTTATTTCCTGATTCATTGGCTGCTTCTGCTGCAGCATCAAGAGCTAATCCTCCTATTAATCCTCCAATTCCCCCTTTAAGTCCTTTACCTAAACCTTTTAATAATTTACCTCCACCTTTTCCAGATAAAGCTCTACCTAATACTTTTGGTTTTTTAAATAATGTTTTTAGTTGTTTACCAACACCTGCTTTTTGACCTCCTCCTAAACTATCAGATATATCTCCACCACCTTCTCCACCACCTATACCTCCCATATTTTCAACAATAGTATATGATGGATTACTTTTAGATCCTATAGGAGCTTTAAAAGCATTCATAATACTTCTACCAACCATCAATATACCAGCGGCAGTAGCTGCTAACCCAATACCTCCTACAAGTGCTTGAAGTATTTTAGAATCAGCAATAGATTTCATAACACCATTAAAGAAATTCATAGCTTTAGTAACTGGACCTACCATAAAAGCATTAAATGATTGTTTTAATTGTTCTGCTGCTTCTGCTTGTTTTTCTGAGTTGGATAATTCTTGTTCTGCTAAGGAAACTGATTTATTTTTTATTGCTAGTCTTTCTAGTTCTGATGCTTGTTCTGCTTTTCCTTCAGCTTTTAATGCTTCGACTTTTTTCTTAAGTTCTGATCTAGATTGAGCATCTAAACTATTTAATTGTTTTTGTTTAACTAAAGAATCACCTAATTCATCAGCACTCATACCTAATGCTCTAGCATAAGCTTCTTGCTGGATAACATTCATATTTTGAAACTTACCTAAACCGTCAGGTCCTAAGTTTTTCATCAATTCCTCAGCAGCACCTGCTGTATCACCTTGTAAAGCTAAACCTCTTGCTCTCTCTAAATTTAAATCTTGACCCGTCAACAATTCAGCTTCTAATTCTGCTGAGATAGAATCTTCAAAATTTAATAGTCCTTGAGATATTTTTTTAGTTTGCTCTAAAGTCATACCTAACTTTTGAGCTTGAACAACTGCTTTTCCTAATAATTCAGGATTATTTTTATATTGGGCTGCTAATTGGCCTGATGTTTTAGCCACTTCAGATAATACTTTTTTATTACTTAATATTCCTTTATTTTGTTTGCCAATGGAATCAAATACTTCTTCTTGAGATTTTCCAGTTAATTGAGAAAATTTATATATTCCTTCTCTTACATCTACTTCTAATCCAGCATTTTTAGTTAAAGCAATCTGATCCGATAATTGCTTTTCACTTAACATTACACTAGTTCCTAAAAAGGCATTCATGTCAGCATTAGCTTGAACCGCATCTTTGCGAGTTCTACCAATATGTTGAGATGCATGTTGCAACTCTATATTCATTTCAGCCGCCGCATTTTTAGTTAAACCAAGATCTCTCTGAATCTTTATGGTTTCCTGATCAAATTCATTAGCGTATTTTATTACACCCTGAAGTAATTTTCCTATAGTGGCTACTTGTAGTAATGGATCTGAGAATGCTGATTTGATTGATGATCCAACACTTTTTATTCCTGCTCCTAAAACTTTAAATCCGTTACCTGATTTAGCTGCTTCTCTTAAATCCTCATTTATTTTTTCAAAATTTTCAGATTCAATCCCAATTTTTTCTAAACTTTTAGTTATACCTTTAAATAATCCTCCAGTAACACCTAATGTTTTTTCAATACTTTTTTCAGTATTTAATCGTTCTTTAGCTTGTTTTAATAAATCTTCAGTAACATCATACTCAGATTCAAGGTTAGCTAACAGTGCAGATTCTGCTTCTGATAATTCTTCTTTAGTTCTAAGTTCTTCTTTTAAATTATTTAACCTATTTTTTTCTGATTTGATTTGTTCAATACTCTGTTGGAGTTGTTTTTTATTTAAAACAGTAATATTGGTTATATCATCAGATAACTTTTCAGCAATACCTTTTAATTTGGTAAATGATTTGGTTGCATCTTTAGCAGGATCAACAAAGCCTGGTTTCCATTCGTTTACTATGTTTTTAATAGAACGAGATATTCCACCAAAACCATCTTCTAAATCAAAAGCAGCAACCCTAGCTTTTTCTAAAAGAGAAGTTAATTGTTTTACACCATCAAGATTAAGTTCTTCAAAATTAACTTCAATAGGTTTTTCTCCTAACTTATCCCTTAAAGTATTTAACTCTTTAAGGTCTTTTTTTAGTTGTGCTATTTGTTTAGGATCTACTGCCATTTAAAAATATTTTATTATAAATATTAAAAGGCATCATTTTTTAGATGCCTTTGTAACATATGATGGGATTTGAACTTTAGTATTATTTGTTGCCCCTGCTGATTTCATATTTTTTATAGATTCAGCAACAGTATCTGGTTGTTCGTTTTTCTTTTCATAAAACTCTCTAAGTTTATTATATGTAAAACGTCTAAGCCATAAGGGCATATCATACACTGTTTTATAATCATATCCTCCTTGACCATAAAATAGTATTTCGTGTATTTGAGTAAATAAGTTACTTCTATACTCAGGCGTCAGGCCAAAAAAAGTTAGTAGTAATTGGGATGGTGATGTCCTCCGATACACCATTATCAAAAACATAATTATATTTTAAATCAACTCCAGGAGATATAATAGAAATATATTCTCTTAATGCTCTAGAATCTTTAGCTAATAAACCGTATTCAATAAATTCCCTAATTACTTTTTTATCATAACTTCCATTAACTGAAAGAATCATTTGACGTAAACGGGATGTAACTTCAAAATTACCTTTAGGATCTATTTTTTTAAGTCCTTGGATTTCTCTATCAATTTCACTTTCATCTCCATGAGTTAACAATTTAAAAGTAATTTCATTTTTAGTATTAGGAAGAAGAAATGCAAATTCATTTTTACCTTTTTCTATAATATTTTTTTCATCTAAAAACTTTTCTTTAACTTGTGTTAAATCAACAGTTACTTTCTCTTCAGAATCTAAAAAATCTGGGTAGTAAGAAAATGAGTAATCTTTACCATAACCTAATACACGAGCCGCTATCATAATAGCATCTTTGTCTCCAATTAACAAATCTTTGTAATCAAATTTAGTAATCAACATTGATTGTAATAATTTATCTATTACAATGCCTTGCTTGATGTAATTTTGATTTGTTAAAATGTCTTCTTCTCTAGCAGTCATGTATTTCATTTCAACTTTTCCTTCTGCTAAAGGATGACCTTCAGGATAAAGTAAACCTCTTGAAGGTAATTCCACCATTTCTGTTGGAAACTTAAATTTATTTTCTTCCATAATTTTTATTTAATATAACTTTATTGTCCCATATAAATATTAACAGAAAAAAGAAGCTCGCAAAAAATGCGAGCTCTTTCAATAGTAATTGTAATTTTATTAAAAATTCAACACACAATAATCTGGTTGAACGGTCATTGTAATGTTAACAGCAGTGTCAGTAGTATCCCAGTTGTAATCTCCGAAGTTAGCTTCAGTAATTAACGCACCTTTAATAATCCATTCTGAAACGATATCACCTACTGGTCCTAATACGTCGAATGTTAAGTCTTTCTTATAGAAATCGCTATAACCATCACGTCCAGTTACTGATTCGTGATGTAAACGTACCCATTCCATTACCGCCTGAGCACCTGAAGGTGTAATAGGATCAAATAATGTGAACTGGATAGTACCCCAAGTGGTTTTACCTTTCACAAAACGTTGTACGTTAATATGGTTTAAAGGTACAGTACCTTGGGTTAACGTGACTGCACCAACACCTTTAACCTCATACGCTGGTATACCGTCAATATACATAATGAATCGGTTGGCCTGTTTTGGTTCAAAGGCTGTGAAAAATATTTCGTTTGGATCTAATACTGCCATTTTGTTTATTTATTTGTTTTGTTATAAATATTCCGTTTTTAAAGAATTACGCTGGGAAAGTTGCTCCAGTAGGTAAGATGTTGAAATCCAAGTAAATGAATTCAGCAGTCTTAGTAGGTTGCAAATAAATCTGACCAACTAATTGATTTCTGTCGATTACATCTGGTGTGTTGTTGCTTGAATCCATAATTACTTTAAAAGCATACAAACCTTGACGTTGTTGTACTGATTCTAAGTATGGGTTTACTTGGTTCAAGAAACTTGTACGAGTTGCAATTGTGTTTTGTTCGAACACTAAGTTATTAGCAACTTGAGAAATGTAAGATTTAAGAGAAATCAACAGACGACGAACGTTTACACGATCCAAAGCACTTGCTTTAGTTTGTAATGTTTTCTGTCCATAAACTACAACTCCTGTTCCAGGGAAAGTAGCAATTGGGTTAACTTTGTTTGAATATAAAGTATCGCGATTTGATTGAGATAATTTCTTTTCAGCTCTTACTACGTTACCTAATCCACCTCTGTTAATACCTGCTGGTGCGAACCAAGGTTCAGATACTGAATCGTTATAAGCGAATACACCACCGATCATAGTAGAGGCTGGAACCCAAATTAATTGAGCAGAATCTGGATCAATTGTTTGAACCCAAGGCCAGTATGAAGCAACATATGAACTGTTTTTAGATTGAGCTTGAGTAGTTACGGAAGTAATACTTGAGCTGTAAGGTACTAAATCAGATACAAAGATATTATCACCACGATTCATTGTGTTGTTGATAATAGTTGTTGTTTGAGAAGATCCTAATGGAGCTTCAGAAGCAAATAAACCAGGAACTGTTAATACATTAAACCTATAATCATCTTGGTTAGATAATAAACTAATCATGTTATTATAACTTGATGAATTTAATCCCTGAATGTTTGATACACCTGAAATGATTGTGTTATAATACTTAGCAGCACTACCTGTAAACAAAGCACCTGTAGCTCCTGTAAATGAACCACTTGCGTTGTTAGGAATAGAACCAGTAAATTGAGCTTTTGCAACACCATTATTATCAAAATACAATGGAGTAGGAGTTAAAACATTACTCACATAAACATATCTTGAAGCATTAGGATAATCACCATTTATAACAACTTGGTTATCAGTTGAATCATAAGTTTTTACTTGGTTACCAAGTACTCTAGATACATAGTTTGGAGCTGTAGGATCCATTGATAATCCAGTCCAAGTTTCTAATATTGTTTGATCATTAGTGTTATCATCACCTTGACGGATTAACAAACTAAAAGTACCAGAACCAGTATCGCGGTTAGCGATCTGCCATCTGATATTATCTGCTGAACCTGATACTAATGAACCACTAGAATCTAATGAACTAGAACTGTTCATGATAAGTCCTTGAGATAAAGTACTTAATACAATAGATTCTGAAGTATTAGCGTTAAGGATAGAAACTCCACCTCCACTAGGTCCAGTAACTGAACCAGTAGATGTTGTGGCAGAAGTAAATGAACCTGTCACTACTCGAGCTACTAACAATGTTTCACCACCGTTTGCAAAATAATTATAAGCTGCAACAGAGGTAAAATACGTATAAACTTGACTACCACTTAAAAAAGTAGTACCAAATTTGTTTTGATAATCGCTGTACGAAGTAACAATTGTAGGAACTTCTACAGGACCTTTAACGGTTGGACCAATAATAGCAGCACCTACTGTTACAGGTTGCTGTGTAATAAAGGAGTTATCGTTTTCGAGAGCGAGTACGCCAGGTGATATTAATGTTTCTGCCATGTTTTTGAAATTTTGTTGATTTTATTCTATGATAAATATCATAGAGAGGGTTAAAAATTAACCAACAACATTAATTTCTCCTTTTTCTAAGTCGATTGTACCATTACCGTACTTAGCTTGGAGTTCATTACTTAAAGTTGCTTCAGAATTTCTAACTTCAATCAAAAGATTGATTAAATTTTCTTTTTGCAATTCTAATTCTTGAATTCTCATTTCGATAAAACCGAAATCGGCCATTAACTGTTCTCTTTTTGTTTGTAAATCCTTAATTGCTTGGATTTCTTCTTGTTCTAAAACTTTGGTTTCCATATTGTTTTTATTTTATTTTTTAATTGTATAACGGTAATTTATAAGTAGCACCATCTACTTGAATTGATAACCAAGCTGATGGATCTCCTAATATAGTAGCTGAGTTAGCTCCATAAACGTTTGCCGGTAAAGCATATCCTATTGTACCTGGGGAGGTGGCTGTTGATCCTGTAATTCTTACTGATCCTGTAACTGTAAGTGAACTTGAAACATTAATAGAACCACTAACATTTAATCTATATCCAGTATCTACACTTCCTGATCCTATTTGAACGTTTCTGGAGCTACTAAATATAGTAAGAGCTACTTGTTCTCCTGTGTATGTATTTGCTACAGGAGAAGCATTAATAGTATTTAAAGGTACTGTTGAAATTTGGAAATTTGAACTTGAGTCAAATAATAACATTGAGCGAGTTGGACTCGCAGATAATTTCATTCCTTTTCCATTAGCAGTATTATCAAATGAAGCTACTACCTCAGCATTAGCTGCTGGATTTAAGTATACTGAATCAGAGTATGTAGTACCATAAACATAAGCACGAGCAGTCGACGATTGGAGTTGTAATAAGTTACCATCGTATGTTAATGTAGACTCACCGTTAATAGTATTTGCTGTTCCCGTTGCTGTTAATAAGTAATTATTAGTATTGTTATTGATAGTAACACCACCTGAACCAGATAAAGCACCTGATGCTGTGTAAGCAACGTTTCCTGTAGAGCTATCTATAACTAAAACTCGGTTATATGCTTGTTGTGCTAATCCATTAATACCAACAGAACCTGTTAAAATTAATGAACCAGATAAAGTAATATCATAAGCGGCAATACCTGCAAAGGCATCAATACTTTGGGACACGTCAGATGCTTGAACTACGTTTCCTGTTAAAATATTAGATTTGGTTAATGTTAATGCCATATGTTAATAAATATTATGATTTTTTGTTCTCTACTAAATGTTTTAACTTATCTATAACCATTTCTGCGGAAATTGATTTAGTACACTCAAAGTGTCTATCAGTGTTTTTATGTCTTGGACACCAATACCAATCACCTTTATCAAACTGGAAGTTAGGATCAACCCAACAAGAGTTACAAACCGATTCATTTACAATTCTAATACAATTGCTCTGGAATTCATGTTCTTTGTTAGTCATATTGGATATTAGAACTACCTGTTTGTTTAAAGCCCAAGCTAACCAAGATAATCCACTAGATAATCCTACAAAAAATTCACTGTAGTGTAAAAGATTCATTATATTGTCTATTGACTTATCCTCTAATTCTATTACATCTTTTAATTCAGATGATTCTAATGAAAGATTTAAAACCTCGTATCCGTTTTGTACAAAATAATCAACTAACTCTTGCCATCCTGTTAGATTATTCCAATACTTTAAACCTGATGTAGAATGATAACCAATAGTAATATATTTTTTATCTCGTTTATTTTCTGTTGGTATAAAACTTATTTTTGGTTTTATCTCGGTATGTGTTAATCCTAAAATATTTGATGATACTTTTTGTAAAGGTATAGTATTAAATAATTCTGGTTCCTTATCTGAATTGTAGTAACATCCTATAGTATATGCAGAGTTAATATTATTGGCTGTTGAACCGGGAGTTATAAATTCAAGTTCGGGATATTCTGTTTTAAATAAGTGATTCCAAAATGTTGATACTACTACTTGACACTCATGTTTTTTTCTAAATTCATCTATATAAGGAAACCAAGCAAGTGTATCTCCTAAAGACTTAGAATCAATAGATATAAAAACTCTTTTGTTTTTTAGGTTAAGTGTTTGTTCTAAAACTAATTCTTCATCTTTCCATACTTTAACAGTCCACTTAGTAAAATACTGTCTGTTTAGTTTAGCCCACATATTACATTTTATAATATCCTCATAGTGGATTTTATTATTTTCATCAACAAACTGTACTTTATAATCTGAATCAGAGGTACCTAATAACTCAAAGTAAGGTTGATTAATAAAAGTAAGTATATAATTTAGTTTTTCAGGATTATAAACTTGCTCTTGTGGTTTAGAGGTTAGTAATAACTTATAAAAATCAATATGTTTTTGAGCAAATTCCTCTACCTGATTCAGGGGCAATGAATATGATTTTGGGTTTGAAATAGTTTTTAATAAAATATCTGTGTTTTCGTTTATATCATCTTTTATTTCTGTGATATAATCGGTAAACATATCTAAATATTGTTTTAAATTTCTTGATAATGTTGGAAGGCCATAAGATGCTGCCTCTCGTATAGCTAAAGGATTACATTCCCATGTTGAGTTAAACATAAAAACGTCAGCCGCTTTCATAAAAGTATCAACATCGTTTCGCTCACCCCATATAGTAACATTACTTGGAATATCCTGCATAATTGGTTCCCAATATTCTTTAAAATTTGGTGCTTGGTTTCCTATAAAATGAAATTGTATTTCTGGATTAGTTTGGAGGATTTGTTTAGCTATTTCTACTCCCTCTTTTTGGTTCTTACCTTGAGTCCATAACCCAACATTAATAATGTGTTTTTTGTCTAAATTAAAACCTAGTTGTTTTTTAGCCTCTATCTTTTCCTCTATAGTTGGTACATTGTTTTCTATAGGAAATTCAGCAACCATGTTTTTACTAGGCATATGTTTAAAAGTAGCTACTTGGTGCCAAGGGGTACAAAAAGCATATCCATCAGGACTATATTTTTTACTCGTATCAGGATTAAACCAAACATTATGGCATGTTTCAACTACTCTCCAGGTCCTGTTTTTATCATATATTTTATCGAATAATAATTCTGGTGCTTTAGTATAAGAATCTAAACACTCAATCATTTCGTCTATATGAACAATGTTTATGTTGTTGTTTTTAATTATGTCAATTAATTCTAATTTATTTTCACCTAATGACCAAAAATGATCCTCCCCTATTATTTCAAGTATTTCATTACGTTGAACTACATAATCATAACTAACATTTGTAAACTCAACAACAAATATTTCAATATCTTTAGAATACTCTAATAATGATTTTATTCGTTTAAGCAAAAACGAGGGCATACCTCCAGTAGACAAGTGAGGGGCAACAAAAAGGATTTTAGTTTTTTGATTGTCTATCAAATCAAACATTTTTTTAATTTCCTCAATTCTTTTCTCACCGTGAAACGCTACAATTTTGTTTTTATCTTTTGGTAGTTTATAGTATTCAGAAATAAAAATATCTTGATCTGTATTGGTTTCTAGAAAATGTTTAACAGTATCTGCTCCCTTAACGTTAACATAAACCATTGGTAATCCCTTATCTTTTATTCTCCATGTTAAAACATTATAAATAGTTTCCTCTTGTAAAGGACTTACATTATAAACATTAGTTATTTTAGGAAATAAATTTTTACAATCTCTCCATACCTCTAAAAACGGTTTTACGTGTTTTGTTCCTACTAAAATATTTGTTGTATGATACTGACCTCTTTGTTCTGGTTTCATATTAAAGAAATCCATCATAGGCCATTCCAACGTATTTTTTAGATCAACTGAGTTATCGTTTTTCCAAAAAGGATTACCCTTAACACTTCCATCTGGATTAGTTAATAAAATAAATTCGTAAGGGCCAAGAGATGCTAATGGAAATGATTCTACCTCATCACAATACGAAAATATATCATCTATATTTGTATTTGCAATACAGTCTGAATCTATGTAAGCCCAATTATTGATTTGAGAATCACATGCCTCAATCATAGCATCTATTTTACCTCCTAAAGCTAAAAATGTTCTAACACTTTCTCTACTTACGTAAGAGTTACCGTGTTGTTCTATAAAATCATTTTTATTTAACTCAGGTAAATTTAAATCAATCCTTTTACAAACAGCAAGTGATTTTAATTTATCACTACCCTCGTAATCAATTGTGTATACTATTAGCTTGTGTTTTGAATATTTGTTTATACTTTTAGCTAGCTGAAGAGTTATTTCTTCATAGTTTTCTGTGGTATGGGTTATAAAATAATTCATTATAAACTTTTTAAGGATATTAGATTATTATCTTTATCAAAACCTTTAATCAATAAACCATTTTGTGGAAATGAAGGATTATAATAAAGATTATAAATTATTTTAGGTAATACTTTTGGTAAAGTATATTCAAACAAAATATCATCGTGATGATAAATAATAATTTTTATATTATCAAGCTCTACTAAAGAACTAAAATCAATCCTATTATCACCATTATATTTAAAATTATATAATAATCCACCTGTAAAATAATTTAGATCAGAAGTTAAATTTATTCTATCTTCTCTGTCATATCCGGTAACATGTACTATAAAATCTCCAGGTTGCCAAACATTATTATTAGCTCCTGGAGTGTGAAGAGTCATAAAAGGATTATTCATGTACCAGAATCTGTTTAATGTTTTTTCCGGTACTATTTTTACTTTATCTTTAAATATAGGTTTATCTATAGTAATTCTAGCTTGTCTACCCTCATAGTCAAATGTGTTGATATCTATGTCTATAGGCCATTCTTTAGCGTCCCATATGTCTTGAAGAATGTTAATACCTGTTTTATCATTTTTTACAAGATATTGGCTTGTAATAACACAATTTGTTCCTTGACTATTTTTTATAGGAGTATCAATTGGTTCTATGTTATGAGCAGGAACTATAAAAGAATAATTATTATCAATAATTGATTCTAGTTTTATAGTACTATTCATTATTAGACAATCAGTGTCTAAAAAGAATAACCATTTAAACTTATTTGTTTTTAAAATATCAATTGATACTTGAATTTTTTGCCATTGAGGTAATCTATGATTATCAATGTTTTCTATTTTATGAGAAATAAGAGTATACCCGTGTAAATCACAATATTGTTTAACGTTTTTGTCAATGGTTACTTCTGCTAATTTAGCATAGTAATCATCATACAACATTAAAACACAAATGTCTTTAGGGTCTAAAACCATTATTTTTGTATTAACCAACTACCAAACCACTCTTCAGTAATAACAGGTGTATAGTTAAACTCACTACAAAACTCATCAACAGCTGGATTAACTCCAAACACACCATGATATATTTGATTGTTGCTCCAAATATGTTTATCTTTACCATTTTCGGCAAAGTTAGGATCATTATACCAATCTAAATTAATATAGTCATGACCCCACAAATAACCACCTTTTTTTACTTTAGGATACCATAACTCAATGTCTTGTTTTACAAAATCATAAGCATGATTAGCATCAATGTATACAAAATCTAATGATTCATCTTGAAACATATTTGATGCTATTTCTGAGGATGCTCGAACCATAATTGCTCTATCTTCATGTCCTGAAATGTTTTTAGTTGCCTCACCAAAGATGTCAATTTCAAATCTACCATGATTACTCATGTCTGTGTATTCATCTCCTAAGGCTCTCCAAACATCTACCATGTAGAGAGTACCCGACCAGTTTTCTAAAATTTCTTTTGAAAATTCACCTTTAAAGGTTCCTACTTCAACCCCAAACCCGTTTGGAAATTTACACCCGATTATAGACAATAGTTCAAGTCTGTTCATAATTTATTTAATTAATTTTTCCAATTCGTTGGCATCAAACATTTCATTAACGTCGGCATAAGGACATTCATGTAATTGGCCATCAAAAGAATAATCAAATAAATAAGCATCAATCAACTTGGTATTTCCTTTAGGAGGCATTGCTTTAATATTTGTGTGCATATCGTATCCAAAGTTTTCTGGGGATGTTCCAATCCAAAATACTGTTGAAGGTAACTCTAAAGCAGCGGCAGCATGTTGTAAACAAGAATCAATTAAGAATCGTTTTTCTGAAGCAGCTACTAAACTGAATAACTCCATATTAGTCATTTGTTGATTTACTATCTCTACTCCTTCAAGTTGGTAGCTACCTTCTCTTGTCAATTGAATGATATGATAATCATTTTTAAACTTGTCTACAAGGTATAAAGCAAGATCAACAGGCATGTCTCTTGTCCAAGTATAGTTCAAGGGTTGACCTTGATACATTCCTCCATTGGTTTGAATCAACATGACTGGTTTTTGTCTTTGCCATAACCCAGATAACTGCTTTTGTACCATATTAAAATGAAGGTTTGGTAATTGTTTTTTATAATCAACCCCTAACAATTCAGCCCAGTTTTGTACTAAGTGTTTTTGTTTTAAAATATGACCTGTTTGGAAATAAGGTTCATGTCTGAATACTAGAGTATCTTTACCTAAAATAAAGTCCTCATAAAAATAGGCAGTCATACCTACTCTATAAACCCTATGAACTTCGGGATGGTTTAAAAACACTTCCGGATAGGAAGCAACTACAACTATTTTTCTGGTCTTATATTGTTTAGCAAGAGCAGGTAAAAGAGCAGTTGCTGCTACATTCTTACCTAATCCGCCTTCAATGTGCCAAACTAAAAACTTATTATCCATGTTATTATCTTTTTTCTGTGCTATTGAAACTAAGGTGGGTGACATTGTAATGTCAGGAACTACGATTGATTTAAATTCATCCTCACTCTGTACTTTGAATCCTACTTTCATTAGATCTTATAATCAAAATCGTTAAAAAACCAAGCGTAACTTTCCTCAATCAACTTACAAGCATTAGGACCTAATACCTCTTTAAAATCTTCTTTAAATGGTTTTAATTCCTGACGGATGATATGGTCTCCGAAAATACCGTACCACTTATCATCCTCGTGAGTAACTTGTTTGATGTTATTAAAATCGTGTTGGTAAAAAGGTATTTCTAAATACTCATAAATACGCTTTAATTGTTCATCAGGATCAGCACATAATTCTTCAAACTTAACAAACAAAATGTTTTTATGAAGACCTTGTACTAATACTTGATAGATCCTATCCATTGACGGACCGATAGGAGGATTTACAGACCATACACTAACTCTTTTATCGGTTGTAGTACCTGTTAAATTACCCCAATTAGCAAGATGATGATCTTGTAATGGATTTTTTCTGAATTTTTTCTCTAAAGAAGCATAAACCGATCTAATGTCCCTAATCATACAAATCATTTTTGGGTTTGGGTCAAAAGCGTTTACAAATTCCCATTCTGAGTTCCAACCCCTACACTTGTCAATAACGTAAGGTTTGTCTGTAAGGTTTTCGTAAAACCCATAAAGACCTCCTTTTAGGTAAGATTTAAAACCTGTCATCATTTGGGATTCGTCTTGTGCTTTAAACTCTAAACTATCTGTAAAAATAGTTCTTGAGGCAGCTAACATCTCAAATAAACCTGAGGTAGGTGTAGTGTAAAGATCTGGATTTTGTCCTAGAATGTTTTGGATTAGAGTAGAACCAGCCCTAGGCATGGAACTATTATAGAAAACTTTTTTTATCATAAACTTTTACTTAAAATAACTTATTTATATTAATACATATATGAGTTTTTGAACAAAATGTCAAGTTGGAAAACTTGATTGTTAGGGAATCGTTGATAATCCATAAAATCTTCCATATAGAAGCCATATTCTTTCATTTTTGGCACGATGGCATCAATCATAGGAGCACCGTGGTTATATACAACTAGAGACGTTTCAATTAACACATATTTGGACCGGGTTATAGTCTTTCTACCACCCTCCAATATATCTAATTCAGCCCCTTGAACATCTAATTTTACCAAATCAATTACCTCGTATCCAAAATAAGAACGATTATCTAGAGTATCAAGTTCAACTTCAATTTTTTCAAATTTTCCGTCAGCATACCAATCTGTGTTTTCTCTGTATAAAGAGGCTCCTGTTCCTATAGAGTTTGCTTTTTCAACAAACAATTCTGCTTTACCCTGTTTATTAGATAAAGCAACCATATCATAACCGTATTTTAGTTTCTGAAGGTATGGCTCACAATTAGGATTTGCCTCCACCATTATTACATCACAATCAGGGGCTAGCCTGGTAAGGTCTTTAGTAAAATCACCTGTATGGGCTCCAATATCAAGGAACCGTTTAGGATTGCTGTAGTTTATAAGTTTGATATAATTCATCTAAGTATTTAGTCCACTCTGTTATTCTATAGTCCCAACTCCATCTTTTATTATAGATGTTTATTTGGTCTGTTAAATGATCTTGTAATTTATTTTCCCTAATTAACTCGATTTCCTCACCTAATATTTTAGCAAAAGTTTCAGCATGTAATTCGGGATTAGGAAGATAAGAATACATCCTAGCCCATCCCTCAGTTGTTTCAGGTAAAGCACCTAAAGCAGATGTAATTACTCTTAAACCAGCTGATAAAGCCTCAATAACGGCTATACAAGAGGTTTCCTCAAAAGTATTAGGATATGCTAGGATATCAAACTCGGGTAATTCTTGTCTTAGTTTTTCATTTGCTATAGAACCTCTGTAAACTACCCCAGGTAATTCCTCACATTTGTCGTATAGGTAATTATATTGGGAATCTGATTCTCCGAATTCCTTGCCATATATTTTACAACTTGAAAACACATGTAGTTCGGCATTTTCTGGTTTTAGTATTTCCCATGCTTTTAATAATACTTCCAACCCACGCCATGGTGTTGACGTATAACACAGTCTAACTTTGTCTTTAACGCCATGTCTCCTTGGTTCCACACCAGTACATGCATTTTTAAAGACATGCGTTTTATACCCCGGTATATTAAATAATTGTCTAAATTTTTCTGCTTGCCAATGACTTACAAACACAAATCTATCAATCTTATCAATCCATTCTGGTTCTTTAAGGAATTGGACTGCCCCTTGGTCATGAGATAATTGATTCCAGTAGACAGTAGGTTTTGAAAAATCGGCTTGAAAAAAGTAATTAAATATTGAAAATTCCTCTTGATAATTTAGAGGTAATCTTTTTATTAATTCATCATACATTAATTCTGTTCCACCTTTTGGCTTATCAAACGTATCCATTCTTTGCTATAAACTTTTTAAAATCACCTTTGAATTTTTTAATACCAATATGATTACAAGTAATTGTAGGATCTAACCATACTTTGTATCCTAAAGATTTCCATTTATTGCATAACACATAATCCTCTGAAATTAGGTCTCCGTTTTCTACCTTAATATCAAATACCATCCTGTGTTTTTCTCCCTCACTTGTATATTCATCGCTTACCTCCCATAATTTATCAAAAGCAAACTTAGATACTTTCATAAAACCTGTTCCCACACCATCTACCTCTAATAATTTTTTATCCTCAGAGTGTTTAAGTTTTTTGTCTACAAGTTTTACTGTATAACCTTCTTTTTCAGTCTTTTTAATTAAAGCACCCCCCACAATTGGTTCGGGTCTGTCTAAAAGATTAAAAAACCATTCTGGTTCCCATTCAGTATCTGAATCAATAAAGAATAGATCATCATATCCCCCATCAATAGCTAGTTTAATCAAGCTGTTTCTTGCTCTTTGAACTAAAGAGTCATAACTTGTGTAAATAGCATGTACAAAAATACCTTTTTCTTCAGCCATTTTTACGGTTTGAACTAAACTATTAGCAAACCAAACATCAATTCGACCATCATATGATGGTGTTCCAATTAGAACTCTACGCATAATATTAATATAATAAATATTTTTTAAAAAACCAAATTATTTTTAAGATACTGTTATGTTATATAAAATACCTGAGGAGTTTGTTAATCCAGCACTGGCACCTGCTGATTGCCATGTAAAAGTACCACCACCCGAACCAACGTTAATACAATTAATTCCATTAACTGAAAAAGCAATATTAGATATAGTATTACCGGGGATTGTACTTACAACAATTTCCCAATAAACATTTTCCACTACAGGAGAATTTGTAATACTTCCTGGGATTGATGAAGGACCTCCTGATGATGGTGCTGGGGCATTTATTGAAAAATTATTATGGACATTATATGTCATACTATAATCTTTACAAACCACTTGAACGTTTACATCATTGTTTACTGGGGGATTTGGTGGTACTGGGGGAGGATTGGTTAATGGGTTGCTCCAAGAATACTTAATATCAAAAACAGTTCCATCAAAATAATAATACTTGTTAGTATAGTTACCAAAGTTAATTGGATCTACATCTTTAATAAGAGCTCCACCAACATTATATATAACATCTCCACCAACAGGAGTACCACCACCACTTCCATCATTACCCCAACCATTATAAGCATTAGTATTAGAACCTAAAGGACCTTGAGCCCATGAATCATAAGTTATATCACTAAAACTTTCTTGGGATGACCAACCAGGATTTGGTTCCTGCCATAAATCATCTAAACTTATTGGTCCACCGGGAGTTGGCATATTTATTTATATTTAAGTTGTTGTTCTAGTTTTTCTACTTTAGCGGCTAATTCTTTAATAGCCTCAATCAATAATCCATTCATGTTACCATAAGTTACTGCTTTAATTCCTGTTTCAGGATTAGTATGTACGGCTTCTGGTAATACTTTTTCTACTTGTTGGGCTATAACTCCCGTATGTCTATGTTTGTTATCTTCTCCACCATCAATTCTTATATAAGTAACACCATCAATTTGTTTTATTTTATCAATTGGATTTTGGATTATTTGGATATCTGTTTTAACTCTTTGATCAGAAAAAGCAGCTATATCATCTGTAGCATAAATTGAAATACCTCCAAATGAACCGGATACATGTAAAGGATAAAGAGGGTTTGTTGTACCAATACCTATTTTAGATCCTGATTCAAATATGGGTGTTACTGTGTTTCCTATAGTTGTAGCTGAAGTAAATTTAGTAATATAATTAGCTGTACCTGATACTGATACTGAAGTACCCGATGTTCCCGAGGTACCTGTAATTCCTGAAGTACCGCTAGTACCGTTTATACCACTAGTTCCTGAGGTACCATTAATACCTGAAGTACCAGTAGTTCCTGAAGTACCCGAGGTTCCTGATGTGCCTCTTGTGCCTGACGTACCACTTGTACCTGTTGTGCCTGAGGTACCACTTGTTCCATTTATACCGCTTGTTCCACTAGTACCGGTTGTACCTGAAGTACCACTTGTTCCGTTTATGCCACTAGTTCCTGAAGTACCTGTTGTGCCACTTGTTCCACTAGTACCTGTTGTACCCGAAGTGCCTGAGGTACCGTTTATACCTGATGTACCTGATGTACCATTTATGCCTGAGGTACCACTAGTTCCTGAAGTTCCGTTTATACCGCTTGTACCACTAGTTCCTGTAGTGCCGCTTGTACCCGATGTTCCATTTATACCGGATGTACCAGAAGTGCCTGTTGTACCACTAGTCCCGCTAGTACCACTTGTACCATTTATTCCTGAAGTACCTGAAGTTCCTGAGGTGCCTGATGTTCCGTTTATTCCGCTTGTACCGCTTGTTCCTGTAGTACCACTTGTTCCACTAGTTCCATTTATACCTGAAGTTCCGCTTGTTCCCGTTGTACCTGAGGTGCCTGAAGTTCCAGTAGTTCCTGAAGTACCTGTTGTACCACTTGTACCTGAAGTACCGTTTATACCTGAGGTTCCTGAAGTTCCCGTAGTTCCGCTTGTACCTGAAGTACCTGAGGTTCCTGAGGTTCCTGAGGTACCATTTATACCTGAGGTTCCGCTAGTACCTGTAGTACCAGAGGTTCCTGTAGTACCTGAGGTTCCTGATGTGCCTGAAGTTCCAGTTGTACCTGATGTACCACTAGTACCTGTTGTACCCGAAGTACCAGAGGTGCCTGTTGTACCACTTGTTCCACTAGTTCCTGTTGTACCTGAAGTACCTGATGTTCCAGTAGTTCCGCTTGTACCACTTGTCCCACTAGTTCCGTTTATACCGCTTGTACCGGAAGTGCCACTAGTTCCTGAAGTACCTGATGTTCCTGTTGTACCCGAGGTTCCAGTTGTTCCACTAGTACCAGTTGTTCCTGAAGTTCCGCTTGTTCCTGTTGTACCACTTGTTCCAGTTGTTCCTGAGGTACCACTAGTACCTGAAGTGCCATTTATACCAGAGGTACCTGATGTTCCAGTTGTACCACTTGTACCTGAGGTACCTGATGTTCCGTTTATACCTGAGGTTCCGCTAGTACCTGTTGTACCAGAAGTTCCTGTTGTCCCAGAGGTACCTGTTGTACCACTTGTGCCTGTAGTACCCGAAGTACCAGAGGTTCCTGTTGTACCGCTAGTGCCTGAAGTACCTGAAGTACCGTTTATACCACTTGTACCACTTGTTCCAGTAGTTCCACTTGTACCTGTTGTTCCAGATGTTCCTGTTGTTCCTGAAGTTCCTGTAGTACCCGAAGTGCCTGATGTACCTGTTGTACCTGAGGTACCGCTTGTACCTGAAGTTCCATTTATACCGCTAGTACCACTTGTTCCAGTAGTACCAGAAGTTCCGCTAGTACCTGTAGTACCGCTTGTTCCGCTTGTTCCAGTAGTACCGCTAGTACCACTTGTTCCACTTGTTCCGTTTATACCTGAGGTACCAGAAGTGCCTGTTGTACCTGAGGTTCCTGTAGTACCTGAGGTTCCTGATGTGCCACTAGTTCCATTTATACCGCTTGTTCCACTAGTACCTGTTGTACCAGAAGTTCCGCTTGTTCCTGTTGTACCTGATGTTCCTGATGTTCCAGTGGTTCCTGAGGTGCCTGAAGTACCAGTAGTACCACTAGTACCACTTGTTCCTGATGTTCCGTTTATTCCGCTTGTACCTGAAGTTCCAGTTGTTCCTGAGGTACCGCTTGTTCCTGTTGTACCAGAAGTTCCTGAAGTACCTGTTGTTCCACTAGTACCACTAGTACCAGTAGTTCCACTTGTGCCTGAGGTACCTGTAGTACCGCTTGTTCCGCTTGTTCCGTTTATTCCTGAAGTACCTGAGGTTCCAGTAGTACCGCTTGTTCCACTAGTTCCGTTTATACCGCTTGTTCCTGAGGTTCCTGTTGTACCCGAGGTACCACTTGTACCAGTTGTTCCTGATGTTCCAGTAGTACCTGAAGTTCCGCTTGTACCAGAAGTTCCATTTATACCTGAAGTACCTGAAGTGCCTGTAGTACCTGAAGTACCACTAGTACCGCTTGTACCATTTACACCACTTGTTCCACTTGTTCCAGTAGTACCTGAGGTTCCTGAGGTTCCGTTTATACCACTAGTTCCTGAGGTTCCAGTAGTACCACTTGTTCCGCTTGTACCTGAAGTACCGTTTACTCCACTTGTACCACTAGTACCTGTTGTACCCGAGGTACCTGACGTACCATTAATTCCACTTGTACCTGAAGTTCCTGTTGTTCCTGAAGTACCCGAGGTGCCTGTTGTACCACTAGTACCAGTAGTTCCACTTGTACCCGAGGTACCTGTAGTTCCTGAAGTACCACTAGTTCCGCTAGTACCTGCTACTCCTGAAACACCGCTTGTACCTGATGTACCTGAAGTTCCTGATGTACCTGTTGTACCAGAAGTGCCTGATGTTCCACTTGTTCCGTTTATACCAGAAGTACCTGAAGTTCCTGTTGTACCTGATGTTCCGCTAGTTCCTGTTGTACCACTTGTTCCTGTAGTACCACTTGTACCCGAGGTTCCGCTAGTACCTGAAGTACCATTTATGCCTGAAGTACCACTTGTTCCGTTTACTCCTGAAGTACCTGATGTTCCTGAAGAACCTGCAGGACCTGGAGCACCAGCTAAGTTAATAGACCAAGATGTATAAGTGCCTGAACCTGTAGTTGTTGTTACAGATAAAACAAAGACACCTGTTAATGGATTATATGAGGTAATTGATGCTTCAAACCTGTTACTTAAGTCATATGCAACAATTACTGTTTGGCCCGTGGTGTATGCAAGACCAGTTCCCCCTGTCATAGTGACAGTACCAGACGCGGGTAATGTAACACTAGTAGACGATGTAGTAGCGTATCTATCACCATTTAATCCTGAAGTACCTGCTGTACCACTTGTACCTGAAGTACCTGTAGTTCCGCTTGTTCCTGTGGTTCCTGATGTTCCTGAAGTTCCTGTTGTACCTGAGGTTCCGCTTGTTCCTGAAGTACCGTTAATACCACTAGTTCCTGAAGTTCCAGTAGTACCACTAGTACCTGTAGTACCGCTTGTACCCGAGGTGCCTGTTGTACCACTTGTTCCGCTTGTACCTGATGTTCCATTAATTCCACTAGTACCAGAAGTACCTGTAGTACCGCTTGTTCCACTAGTTCCGTTTATACCTGAAGTACCACTTGTTCCAGTTGTACCGCTAGTTCCACTAGTACCTGTTGTACCAGAAGTACCAGTTGTACCCGAGGTACCTGAAGTACCGTTTACTCCACTTGTTCCTGAGGTACCAGTTGTACCAGAGGTTCCTGTAGTACCTGATGTTCCGTTTATTCCTGAAGTACCTGAAGTTCCGCTAGTACCTGAAGTACCAGTTGTTCCTGAGGTTCCACTAGTACCTGTTGTACCTGAGGTTCCTGTTGTTCCGGATGTACCTGAGGTTCCATTAACACCACTTGTACCGCTTGTTCCCGTAGTACCTGAAGTACCACTTGTTCCTGAAGTTCCATTAACTCCTGAGGTACCGGAAGTACCTGTTGTTCCACTAGTTCCGGAAGTTCCAGTTGTTCCTGAAGTTCCGCTAGTTCCGTTTATACCACTAGTACCAGAAGTACCTGTAGTTCCTGAAGTACCAGAGGTACCGCTTGTTCCGTTTATACCTGAAGTACCGCTTGTTCCTGTTGTACCCGAAGTGCCTGATGTACCATCAATACCACTAGTACCTGAAGTACCAGTTGTTCCACTAGTACCCGTTGTTCCACTAGTTCCGCTTGTACCCGAAGTGCCTGATGTTCCAGTAGTACCTGAGGTACCACTTGTTCCTGAGGTTCCGTTTACTCCACTTGTACCTGATGTACCTGTTGTTCCTGAGGTTCCACTAGTACCTGATGTACCATCAACTCCTGAAGTACCTGAAGTACCGCTTGTTCCTGTTGTACCAGAAGTACCTGTCGTACCTGAAGTGCCACTTGTTCCAGTAGTTCCTGAAGTACCTGATGTTCCGCTTGTTCCGTTTACACCACTAGTTCCGCTTGTACCAGTTGTTCCACTAGTACCACTAGTTCCAGTTGTACCCGATGTACCTGAGGTACCATTAATACCTGAGGTTCCAGAAGTTCCTGTTGTTCCGCTTGTTCCGCTAGTTCCATTTACTCCTGAAGTACCTGATGTTCCAGTAGTTCCACTTGTACCAGTAGTTCCGCTTGTTCCTGAAGTACCTGTTGTTCCGCTTGTTCCGCTTGTACCTGAGGTACCGTTTATACCTGAAGTACCGCTAGTACCAGTTGTACCGCTTGTACCTGATGTACCTGTAGTACCACTTGTGCCTGTTGTTCCTGAAGTACCTGATGTTCCCGTTGTACCTGAAGTTCCATTAACTCCTGAGGTACCACTTGTACCATTTACACCTGAAGTTCCACTTGTACCAGAAGAACCTGCAGGACCTGGAGCACCTGCTAAGTTAATAGCCCAAGAACTGTAAGTACCAGAGCCATTACTGCTTGTGATTGTTAAACTAAAAGAACCAGTAAGTGGATTATATGAGTTTATTGTTGCTTCAAAATAATTACTAGAATCATAAGCAACTATTACAGTTTGTCCTGTAGTATATGCTAATCCAGTTCCTCCTATCATAGTAATAGTACCGGATACTGGTAAAGTAATGCTAGTACCTGAAGTAGTTGAATATCTATCTCCGTTTAAACCTGATGTACCACTAGTACCTGAAGTACCGCTTGTTCCTGTTGTACCGGAAGTACCTGTTGTTCCTGAAGTTCCAGAAGTGCCTGTTGTACCCGAGGTACCGCTTGTTCCTGAAGTTCCGTTTATGCCTGAGGTTCCAGAAGTACCTGTTGTTCCTGAGGTACCTGAGGTTCCACTAGTACCTGATGCACCCGTTACTCCTGAGGTACCTGATGTACCTGAAGTACCTGTTGTACCACTTGTACCTGATGTTCCAGTTGTACCCGAAGTTCCGTTTATACCGCTTGTTCCGCTAGTACCAGTTGTTCCACTAGTACCACTTGTTCCTGAAGCTCCAGTTATACCTGATGTACCTGATGTACCTGAGGTTCCACTTGTACCTGTAGTACCGCTTGTGCCTGTTGTACCCGAGGTTCCACTAGTACCAGAAGCTCCCGTTACACCTGAAGTTCCACTAGTGCCTGAAGTACCGCTTGTTCCAGTAGTTCCGCTTGTACCACTTGTACCGCTTATACCGCTTGTACCGCTTGTTCCTGTTGTACCCGAAGTACCTGTTGTACCACTTGTACCTGATGTACCTGAAGTTCCGTTTGCACCTGAAGTTCCTGATGTACCGCTTGTACCTGAAGCTCCAGTTACACCTGAAGTGCCTGATGTACCTGAGGTTCCGCTTGTACCTGTTGTACCACTTGTTCCTGAAGTTCCTGAAGTACCGTTTATACCTGAGGTACCTGAAGTACCGTTAGCCCCACTTGTACCTGAGGTTCCAGTTGTACCTGAAGTACCACTAGTACCTGAAGTTCCGGATGTTCCGTTTGCTCCTGAAGTACCTGAGGTACCATTTACACCAGATGTTCCACTAGTTCCGTTTATACCTGAGGTACCTGAGGTACCACTTGTTCCTGTAGTACCAGAGGTTCCGTTTGTACCTGAAGTACCTGTAGCCCCTGATGTACCTGAGGTACCTGATGTACCTCGTGTTCCTGATGTTCCAGAAGTACCACTAGTACCTGAAGTACCTGTACCTCCTGTTCCTCCACCTGTAGCATTGATTGTAACAACACCTGTTCCACCTACTGGAGAAATAGTAATATTAGTACCTGCTACAATTTGAGTTACACCTCCTGTTCCTGCTCCACCTGTTGTTAAAGCAACAACACCGTCATTATCAATAGTTAATACTTTACCTTCAAAACCTTCATCAATAGAAGGTATGTTTTCTTTATTGAATGCTATTGGTTGATCAAAATAACCCCTACCGTCACCTGGTTTATCTAATCTATTATTAATTGTGGTATTTTCAGCCATTACTCAGAAACATTTGTTATAAATATTAAAAAAAGCCCCAATTTTGAGGCTTTTAATAAAATAATATATTTATTTTTTATTATACCATTGGTATTTCTACAATCTCAAAAGTAGAACCAGAAGACATAGATTCTAAAGAACCAGTAATTTGTTCTGTTGCAAACAACAAAAATTTGTTTACTACGTTTTCTGCAGAATTATCTAAAGAGGCAGAAGCATTATTTACATAAAAAGGGAAACAAGCAATAGAGCTAGAACCTGAAGCAAATGACTCTTGAGAATGGTACATAAAACAATCTACTGGAGTATCTTGTCCAGAAACTGGTAGATGTAATACTAAACGAAAATAAGGATCTGTGTAAGTTCCGTAGTTGTAGGTGAAGTTTGAGGTTGATTGAATAGCCATGAGTATGTTTTGTTATAAATATGATGATTAGTATAAAGCATTCCAAGTTGTACCATCATAAAAGTAAGGTTTTGGAGGAGCTGATGAAGACACAGCAAATGAACCTGTTGGTACACCTGAAGGTAAGGGGTCTTGTGGTGATAAAGTTAGTACTGCTGAAGCTCCTGATATGTGGAGGGAAGATGCTGGAGTTGATGTTCCAATACCAACATTACCTGACCCAGAAACATAAAGTATGTTATTAACTGCCGGAGAATCTATTTCTAGTAGTGCTGAATTGGATGAGCCTGATATGTGGACTTTAGCAGCTGGAGTTGTGGTTCCAATACCAACTTTATTATCGTAAGTAAATCTAGCGGTTTCGGCTGCTGATCCGCTCCATCCTAAGATCCGCAAATCTATTGTTCTATACCCATCCACAACAGCTGATGTATATATCCCTTCAAGGTAAGATAAAGTATGCCAGGTAATACTACCTGCTGTAGAACCGGCGCTAGGAGTTCCTGAGCTATTTACGAATCTATATTCGTTAGTGTTGTTAGCTACTGCTCTTTGAGCTACAAAAACGTTTGAAGCACCTGCTATTGGGTCTACTGCTAAAGCATAAGTATCATAAGGGGAGACGTTAATACCGACCCTGCCGTCATCGGCTACAGTAAAAGAGGTTCTATTGCTTGAGTTTTGAACCAGTAATGATGTAGTTGCAGAAGTTGTACCTGATCCTTTTACTGTTAATTTAGCTGAACCTGTTGCTGTTCCTATTAAAAGCTCACCGGTATATGCCAATCGCATCTGTTCGGTTACGTTATGATACCAGACGTGTGAATGCTGTGAGCCGTTTATACTAGAGTAATAATTTATTCCTCCTCCTGCGTAAGTTCCGTTAATATCTGATCTTAGGTTAAGATTTACTCCTTGAGAAATTGTGGTTACTGTAGCAGTACTTGTACCGCCTATTACTGCTATACCACCTCCTTGAGCAGATGCAACAAGGGTGGAAGTTGTTATTGAATTTAATTGAGCTAAAGAATTATTTGTTCCCGCTGATCCGTAATACCCTGTACTGTTTCCACCTGCTAAGTTTACTCTAAAGAAAGGATTTTGATTAGCAGCGGCACTACTGGTTGTATTTGCACCTACAGAAAATATATCAAAAGTATTGTTTGCATAACCTCCTGTATGGTACCCAGGATTGTTAATTATATTAGCTATTCTATAATTATTTGCAGATGTATCTACTAAGAAAGGAGTATTTGTTGCAAAAGTGTTAAAAGTGGGTCCTGCTACATGTAATGCATAGGTTGATGAGGTCATATTGATACCAACATTACCTGACCCCGACACATAAAGTATGTTATTAACTGCCGGAGAATCTATTTCGAATAATACTGAACCGGATGAGCCTGAGATATGAAGAGAGGCTGATGGGGTTGATGTTCCAATACCTACTTTTGATCCTGTTACTCCGGTTGATATTAAAATGTTACCGGGAAGACTTGAAGTAAAAGCAGGAGCTCCACCTTCTAAGTAAACATTACCTCCTCTACCATATTGAGTACTAACTGTACCTCCGGCACCTGCTACTATTTTAGTATGTACTCCTGTTTCGTCTCCACGTTCACTATTTGGGTTACCGAAAGTATATATTCTATTACTATTGTTAGTTTGATAATAAACAAATGTTCCACCTCCATATCCTGAAGCAGCTGATTTGTTTATGGTAAAAATGGAGGTGGTGGATGTACTTCCAGGAGTTATTGTAAGAAAGTCTCCAGTACTATCATATAATCTTATACCGTATGCTCCATCATTGTAAAAGGTCCAATGTGCCGGACCACCTGTACCGGGTAATGTTAAAGATCTTGAACCAAGTCCAGTTCCGCCAGTAGCAGTAGTTATATAAGATTCAGCAGATGCATTATTAAAATTAAGTTTACCTCCTCCTGGTAGTTGTACCAATCCATCATCTCTTACTGTGAATGAAGCAGAAGCATTAGCATTTTGAACCAGAAAAGATGTAGTAGAAGAAGTTGTACCTGTGCCTTTAACTGTTAATCTTGAAGTTTGAGCAGTTGTGCCTATACCAACAGAAGATCCAGTTACATAAAGTATGCTTTTTAAATTTACAAGTTTATCAACGTTAGCATAAAAACCACCTCCTCCCCCATTGGCAGAAGTTGCTGTGAAAATACCTTGGTTATCTATAGTAACTGTTCCAAAGTAACTTTTTACCCTATAGTAAGAATCTTGAGCGTAAGAACTTTCTAAGTTTATTACACCGCTGAAGGGTCCTCCTTGGTAAACATCTAAATTATATGCTGGGTTTTCTAGTCCAATCCCTACCTTGGGTAAATAAGCATTCCATACACCACTGTAGCTAGATGTTAACACTAATAAGTTTGGGGTATTTTGATAATCACTAAGAACTGATGAGTATTTAGCTACAAATACTTTTGTACCTAAATTTGAAGTTACTACTAAGGGTAGGTTAGAGCTTGTAACACTCAAGGATCCAGTAACACCCATTCCTGCTGTACCTTTGGATTCTATTCCACCCCAAGAAACTATTTGATCTGCCATATTGTTTTTATATAAATATTTTTATTATATTGTTCTAAATGTTGTTTTAACTGTCCAACCCGCAGAAGAGGCAGATGCAAACAGTTGAGCCGAAGAAGCCGATAAAGACATTGAAAATTGTAGATTTGAAGTTGAACCAATATCGGGAGTAGCCAAATCTGTAAACTTAACTGAACCTGATCCCCAAACAGACATAATGTTTCCTGCCCTATAGTTTGAACCGGAGGTTACATAGTAATCAAAGAATCCTGCTGTATAGCTACCTGTATCTACCCCGTATATAAGTGTAGAACCTGTTGCTAAAGAGGATGTAGTAATAGTACTTAGGGAAGCTGATGAAAAATTTATTGAACCCGATACTGTTAAATTACCTGTAAAATTACCTGATCCGGAAACATCAAGTTGATATTGTGGGGTAGTTGTATTTACACCAACAAATCCATTAGATCCGGTTACAAATATTCTTATGTTACCTGCTCCATCTGCTATAAAGATGTTGTTGTTTTGTGTACCAAAGCCGTTGGCTGTGGCTGAACCTAGGATTACGTTACAGTTTCCGGTTGTAATACAACGACCTGAGTTAATACCTATTGCTATGTTACAAGCACCGGTAGTATTATACCCTAAAGAGCCGTGTCCTAAAGCAGTACTATTTGCTCCTGATGTATTATTTGTTAATGCACTTCTACCTACAGCTATGTTTTGTCCTCCGGTATTGCTTATTAAACTATAAGCCCCTAAAGCAACGTTGTTACTTGAGTTTATATTGGCTCGAAGTGCACAAAAACCTAAGGCGGTGTTTGCAAAACCTGTTGTATTTAAAAATAAAGCTTTATAACCAACCGAAGTATTGTTATAACCTACTGTATTACATTGTAAAGAGGCATTACCTACTGCTATATTATTTTGTCCGGTTGTATTAGCATATAAAGCAGCTAAACCTAAAGCAGTGTTGTTAGTACCTGTTGTATTACATCTTAAAGATTGAGAACCTACTGCTGTATTATTTGAAACTGTATTAAGTCTTAGTGAATAAAAACCTACTGCTGTATTATTAGTACCAGTTAAATTGGCTCTTAAAGCATTAGAACCTATTGCAATATTTCTAGCACCTGTTGTATTATAACGTAATGCTGAAAATCCTAAAGCATTATTATATAGCCCGGTTGTATTGTTTGCTAAAGCTGAACTTCCTACTGCTGTGTTTTTACATCCAGTTGTATTAGAGACTAAGGAGCGAGTACCTATTGCTGTATTATCTGCACCTGTGGTATTAGCTAATAAAGAATACAAACCAAAAGCAACATTCTGAGTTCCTACTGTATTAGCTTTTAAAGAACTAGATCCTACTGCTGTGTTACTACCTCCTGTTGTATTATTAAATAAAGCACAAGTACCTAAAGCTGTATTGTAACCACCGGTTGTATTAGATTGTAAAGCTTGAGTACCTACAGCTGTGTTGCATAATCCTGTTGTATTTAATCGTAAAGCACTGTATCCTATTGCTACGTTATTTGATACTGTGTTGTAACGTAATGATTCACCTCCAATAGCAACATTATTATCTCCAGAAACGTTAGCTGCTAGAGCACTATTTCCCATAGCTGTATTAAATCTACCTATAGTATTTAATGCTAAAGAGCTTGCACCTACTGCGTTGTTAAAAGCTCCTGTTGTGTTAGATACTAAAGCACTTCTACCTATTGCTGAGTTGTAGATACCTATTGTGTTAGCTCTTAAAGCACATAAACCAATGGCTGTGTTACCAGCACCTGTTGTATTACAAGCTAAAGCAATATAACCAACAGCTGTATTATTTGTTCCTGTTGTATTATTTTTTAAAGTACAAGTACCTACTGCTGTATTGCTTACCCCTGTTGTATTATTATATAATGATCTAAATCCTACAGCAACGTTATTATCTACTAAGTTATTAAATAATGCTTTAACACCTACTGCTGTATTGCAGTTTCCTGTTACGTTTTGTAGTAATGTTTGAGCACCTAAACCTACGTTATAATAACCTGTTGTGTTACCTGTTAAAGATTGAACTCCTAAACTAAGGTTTCTTCTACCTGTTGTGTTAACACCTAATGAAAAGGTACCAACTGCTATGTTATCAGCACCTGTTGTATTTAATCTTAAAGTAGCTCTTCCTATAGCTGTATTACCTCCTCCTGATGAGTTATAAAATAAAGCACTACATCCTATAGCAATGTTATAAGTACCGCTAGTATTTCTTTGTAAAGCATCACTTCCTATACCTATATTATTTATGCCTGAAGTGTTGTATCTTAAAGAATTATTACCTACAGCTACGTTGTTAGCACCTGTTGTATTACATCTTAAAGTATTATAACCTAAAGATGTGTTATTAGTACCGGTTGTATTTAATTGTAAAGCTTGAAAACCAACTGCTGTATTATTAATTCCTGTTGTATTACATGATAAAGCAGAAGTACCTATTGCTGTAAGACCAGTACCTATTGTGTTAGCTGTTAAAGAACTAACACCAACAGCTACGTTACTTGATGCTGAGCTAAACCTCATTGAGTAAAAACCTATTGCTATGTTGTTACTTCCTGTAGTATTTCCTCTTAAAGTACTAGTACCTATAGTAATATTAGCAGCACCTGTTGTGTTGTAAATATTTGCTCCTGAGCCTATAGAGATGTTGCTACCACCAGTTGTATTATCTCGTAAAGCATCGGATCCGATACCTATATTGTTTATACCAGCTGTATTACTTTGTAAAGTACGGACACCTAAAGCTGTGTTTCTATAGCCAGTTGTGTTTGCAAGTAAAGATAAATAACCAACAGCTGTATTACTAGTACCTGTTGTATTAGCACATAAAGCTCTAGCACCAACAGCTGTGTTACTACTAGCCGTATTAAATAATAAAGCATAATGGCCTATTGCTGTATTACTAATACCTGTTGTGTTACAAACTAGAGTGTAGTATCCAACAGCTGTATTATGACGTCCTGTAGTATTTTTAAATAATGAACAAGCTCCTACTACTGTATTTCTAAGTCCTTCTGTATTATTTTGTAGAGTACGAAAACCTAAAGCAGTGTTGCTATTACCTGTAGTATTAAGTATTAAAGAACAATAACCAATAGCCGTATTAGAAGCTCCGGTTGTATTAGTACATAAAGCATAAAATCCAACTGCTGTATTACCTGAAACTGTATTTCCTCTTAAAGCATAGCTTCCTACCGCTACGTTTCTAATACCGGTTGTATTATTTCTTAAAGCAGCCCAACCAACAGCTGTGTTAAAAGCTCCGGTTGTGTTTAGTACTAAAGCACGATAACCTACTGCTGTGTTTCTGTATCCTATTGTGTTACAAGCTAAAGCACAAAAACCAAGGGATGTGTTGCAAGTACCTGTTGTATTAGCTCTTAAAGCAAAAGATCCTAAAGCTACGTTATAACAACCTGTTGTATTACAATATAAAGCTTTTGAACCGGCGGCAGTATTACTGCCTCCGCTAGTATTGTATCTTAAAGCACCGCATCCCAAAGCTGTATTGTTAGTTCCTCCAGTATTACATAGTAAAGCATTAGTACCAACAGCTATGTTATCAGTACCGGTAGTATTACTCTGTAAAGCATTACTGCCGACTGCTGTATTACGAAGACCGGTTGTGTTTGATATTAAAGCTTGAGTACCTAAAGCCGTATTACAACCACCTGTTGTGTTTGCTCGTAAAGCATTAGTACCTAAAGCAACATTACAAACACCTATTGTGTTAGTAAATAAAGCACCTCTACCTACTGCTGTATTACAAACACCTGTTGTATTATTCTGTAGAGTATTACCTCCTAAAGCCGTATTACCTTGTCCGGTTGTATTATTACTTAGAGCACTAATACCTACTGCTGTATTATAAGTTCCTGTTGTATTACAAAATAAAGCATTATTACCAACTGCTACGTTATTAGTACCTTCTGTATTATTTCTTAAAGAACTGATGCCTATAGCTGTATTACAGTTTCCTATTGTATTTAAACATAATGCTTTATAACCTATAGCTACGTTATTATCACCTGTTGTATTAGCACATAAAGCCGAACTACCGATTCCTATATTATTATTACCAAAAGTATTTCTTCTTAAAGCACAAGCACCAACACCTATATTACTGTTTCCTGTTGTATTGTACTCTAAAGCCAAAGTACCAAAAGCTATATTACAGTTACCTGTTGTATTAAATCCTAAACTGTAGTATCCTACTGCCGTATTAGAAGCTCCTGTTGTATTATTTTGTAATGCTCTAGCTCCAAAAGCATCGTTACCTGCCCCTGTTGTATTAGATGATAAAGCACGATACCCTACTGCTGTACGAAAATTAGTTGTATTAGCTGCTAAAGCATTAAATCCTATAGCTGTGTTATTGGTTGCTCCACCAGTTGCTGAAGCGGCATTACATCCTACACCTACGTTACCTGTACCTGTGGTATTGTTTTGTAAGGCACCCATACCGACAGCCACGTTATTAGTACCTGTAGTATTTGAATACATGGCAAAAAGACCAATCGCTATGTTTCTATTTCCTTCTGTGTTTTTACATAAAGCACAAGTTCCAAGTCCTATGTTGTGAATACCTGTGGTATTACCACTTAGAGTTAGTACACCTACAGCTACGTTATTAGTACCTGTTGTATTATTTCTTAAAGCACAAGTACCTACAGCGGTGTTGTTTATACCAGTTGTATTAACACATAAAGCCAAAGTACCAACAGCTGTATTGTTTATACCTATTGTATTGGCTCTTAATGCTTCAAAACCTACTGCTACGTTTCTTACACCAGTAGTATTGGCTCTTAAAGCATTATTTCCTACAGCTACACTGTCTGTTCCTGTAGTATTAGCACATAAAGCATTATTTCCTAAAGCTGTATTATTATCACCGATTGTATTTAATTGTAAAGCAGAAGCACCTATAGCTGTATTGTTTGCACCTGTAGTATTTAATCTTAAAGCATAATTACCTACTGCTGTATTAGTACTACCTATTGTATTACATTGTAAAGCACCTTGTCCAATAGCTGTATTTCTAGTAGCGGTTGTATTAGAACATAAAGCTCTATAACCTACTGCTGTATTAAAAAAACCTGTTGTGTTACAACGTAATGTGTTATAACCAAGTGCTGTATTGCAAGCACCTGTAGTGGTTGACAATAAAGCAAAACTACCTACTGCTGTATTTTTAACAGCAGTTGTGTTAGCATATAAAGCATCCATACCTAAGGCTACATTACCTGTTCCTATTGTATTATTTTTTAAAGCCTCATCACCAACAGCTGTATTGTTTATTCCTGTTGTATTACAACATAAAGCAAAATTACCAACTGCTGTATTACTAGTACCTACAGTGTTGTTTCTTAAAGCATAGTTTCCTAAACCTGTGTTATTACCTGATGTATTTAAGGCTAGGGATCTATTACCTACTGCTGTATTATTACCTCCCGTTGTATTGTTTCTTAAAGCACACCTACCAACAGCTGTATTGTTTATTCCTGTTGTATTACAATCTAATGCTAAAGATCCTAAAGCAGTATTATCACACCCTGTTGTATTAGATCTTAGAGCATTAACACCTAAAGCTGTATTATTTGTACCACCGTTATTGGCTTGTAAAGCGATATACCCAACAGCTGTATTATTTGATGTACTTGTATTATTTTTTAATGATTGGTATCCAATAGCTGTATTTCTAATCCCATATGTGTTAGCACATAAAGAGTTAACACCTACTGCTGTGTTAGCAAAACCACTAGTATTAGAAGACAAAGCATTAATACCTACTGCTGTGTTATTACAACCATATGTATTAGAAGATAAAGCACCAGCTCCTACCCTAGTATTACTGCCTACATTACCCCCACCCGTTCCAACACATACTCCAGTAAAAATAGAATCTGCAGTAGTTGTTACTAAACCAGATACTAAAACACTTTGTGTTAAAGGATTAACATAAGAGGCTGTTAAAGCAAAGGATGCTGTTGTTGTAATAGAAGAAGTTACAGCAAAAGAGCTACTTATAGCATATGAGGCACTTATTGCTTGAGAGGCACTTATAGCATATGATGCTGTACCAAATAATGATCCTGTAAGTCCGTTATGAAACGTGGCCGCTCCCGAAACATTTAAAGGGCCTGTTAACATATTAACAGTACCGTATAAAGTTTGAAAATCATCTACCGCATCACCTAACTGGTTTGAACCAGAGGAATACTCGGTTTGATTTACAATCAAAGTATTGATTGAGGCCGTACCTAGGACTGTTACGTTTCCTGTGATAAGGGCGTTTGAGGAAGTTAAAGTGGTTGCTATTAAAGAACCTGTTACTGTTAGGTCACCTGTAAAGTTTCCTGAACCGGAAACGTTTAATTTGTATCCTGGGTCTGTGGTAGTTCCTATTAATAAGTTTTTCCCTAAACTAAAACGAGCTACTTCGGAAGTGCTGTTTGTAACACTTGCAGAGGCTGTAACATTAGTAATATTAAATGAAATGTATCCGTTAATTCCATCACCTGATCCTGCAGAGGCTCCTGAGGAAAGAATTAAATTTCCTCCTCCTCTATTACTTGAGATAGCATTTCCTCCTCTTACAGTTAATGTCGAAATAGCTGCGGTTACTTGATCTGTTATTATAAATAGAGATTGAGTATCAGCTGCTAGCTTAGATCCTATATTCCAGTTGCTGTTGAATGTTGTAAGTCCTGTATTAGAAGTTATGCCAAAGTACTGAATAGAGGATCCTTCATTATGTACACTAAAAACATTATCTGCTCCACCAGTAGAAGCTACTACTCTTAAAGATTGTCCTCCTGTAGAACTTAAGCCAAAAATACCTCTGTTCATAAAAGATGTTCCAC